CGGAACCGATGAAGTGGCGGGAATAGGCATGGCAAGCGCGAGAGTACGAGATACGCCGGGAACAGTCTGAACAGAGTAGTACACGTCGACGTTGGTGGGAGTGGAAACACGGATGCCGTAGGATTTCCCCGCTTCCATCGCACAAAGCTCATCAAGATCAATGGAAATAAGGTTGCCATCACTATTGAGAGCACGGCTTACGACGCGCCCGGAAATGATGCCCCACAACGTAACATCGTGCTGGCAACGGACATGCTCACCCCGGCGCAGCGTCAACGATTCCGCCTCGGCATTGAGCGTATACACCTCGGGGCGTAGCCTCAGTTCCGCAAGGCGCAACCTTCCATGTTTCCAAATCAGATCGGGATTGGTAACGCCGTCTTGTTCCCATTCGATGACATTGGTGGCGTTTGTCTCATTGTAGCCATCAGCATAGACCACGCGCTCGTCTTCTTGGAAATCACGAGTTTCATTCAAGAAACGCATACGAAGACCCTGCACGGGTTCCGTCAAAAATTCCTTCTTTGCTGAAAAACCCCATGTATTCCGAGGAGTCAGGATTTCAACAACAGGCGCATCCGGATCGTCCCAAACCACCCCATGCCCGTTTATCAGTGCATAAGAGCCTCGCCCGGCTCCCATGATGTTGTGCTGGAGTTCGCCCGCTGTGGTGCGGGAAGTCTGGACGGCATTATAGGCCCACCCCCACCGCTGGCACCAGTTATAGAAATCAGCATAGGAATCCATGTCCATTTCATCCCACGACGCGGGTTCACCCGTGCATTGCGATGTAGCCACGAGAAGCGCGAGGGATGCGGGGTTATTCGTGGGCTGGTCTATCCAGTTTGTCCCGTTCCAGATCGGCGCAATGGACTGGCAATAGCAGTTGAACTCGTCGACGTTCCCGGAAAGCTGTTCCGTAGCCTTGAGCTGCACTTCGATGAGCGTAAGCGGGCGGCCCTGATAGACCACGGCGGGACGGTTGCGCCAGCTTTGCAGCGTCGTCCATGTACTCTCGTCCATGACCGTCTGATCGGTGGTTTCCTTGTCTGAATCTGGCGTGACGCGCCGAACGGAAACTTCATACTGTCCGTCAGGAACGTCAAATTCCACCCCCTTTCGCTGGGTAGTAACCGTTTGGCCTGAGAAAACAAGATATGGGACAAAAACGCTTCCAGCTCCGATAGAGATAGTTCCTGCTGAAGAAGAAACCGTTCCGGCAAAACCGTTCACTCTTTGGATATTTTCAATGGAATACGTATAAACGGCATACCATCTGGTATGCTCCTCATCAGCAATCATTTCTCTTTTTTCAACAAGAGTTCCCGTGACAATCGCCATACCGCCATTCACAGAAAGGGAGCCGTCGGCATTTACGCCGATACTGAAATTGCCGGATGCATTCCGAGAAAGGTTTATCGTTCCTCCGCCCGTCGTGCGCGTCCCACCATAAGGAATCCAATCGGAAGCCCCCACGCGGCGGTATCTGACTTCAAGTTCAACGGATACGGGGTATGAATTGCCTTTCTTATCGATGCGTTTCAACCCGTTGAAAGTAAAGAACAGGGCGATATGGTTGGTATCGGCCTTCGTCGTCCGTGTTACCCACCCCACGCTGTTCTTGAGCAACACGGACATGGACTCTTCGGACACGGCACGGTTGAACCATGCAAACCCGCTGCCCTGCCAGTTCTGGTGGATGCGGTATTCAGATCCTTGAAAGTTTCCGAACGGTGTGTCTCCGATACGGAAATCGGATACCTGCACGTTGCCCATACTTACAACATACAGATAGCGGACATATTGGTCATTCCCGGAAAGGACGGTGTAATACTGTGCGGCGAACCGGGGCGCGAATCGGATAAAGCCAAGTACCAGCGGCACAATGCCGTAAGGATCGGCACGGTTCTGTGCGCCGTCGATGCTCCAGACTTTAGCGGCGGTTTCGTTGTCGGCGGCGGCAAGCTTGGGTTGGGAAACACCCGCTATGGCATTTACAAGCAACATGCCGCTCATCATGACGGCGGCACCCGCTACGGCTCCCCATCCGGCCCCCATTCCGAGAGCTTCAATACCGAACCATCCTGCGCCAGCCCCGCCCACATACCATGTCGCTATGGCGGAAACAGCAATGACAACCAATTGTAAGATAGTCGCCAGCGGGTTCTTTCCCCCGCCCTTTCCCAAAGGAATACAGACGGAAACGAACTGCCTCTCGCACACAAGCGTCGAGTGCCACTCTTCATAAGGTACCGGAACGCCGTTGACGAACACCTTGGCATAACGCAGCGTGGTGTAGCTGATCCCCGCATCCCGGCAAGCCTTGCGCAGTCCGAAAAGGAGGCTGGTTCCGCTTGGGATGAGGCTGTCGATGACGTTCGTTCGCATCGGGGAAGGCCGCAGCCGTAAAGACGCCCCGTCCTTTTTCAGAACGGGCAACGCTTCGGGGATGGCGGGAAGGTTATACAAGTGCGACATGCCGATATATCCCTACGAGTTGATAGCCTGTGCCGAGCATTTTGAGGGGAGCCAACCGGGAAGGCCGCGTTTCTTCAACGTGTATGATGTGCCGGGCATCAACCACGGCGGCGCAATGGCAATCGGCCCCACGGTAGCGGTATAGGGCCATGTCCAATGGCTTGGGTTCAGTCCCCTTGGGCAGAAGAACCCACTCTGAAAGTGAGTCTCCAATCATGTGGGAAAGCCGCTCTTGACCGTCTCGCGTGTGCAACTCCTGCCGTTCGTAGACTTCAAGCATATCTTTGGCATGGATGCCCCGTTCAGTCTTGAGCATGAGCAGAACCAGCCCGCCGCAATCGCAGCCCAAAAAGGAACGTCCGCCGTTTTCAAACGGGATGCCGATGTATTTTTCATGCCACTGCATCAGAACAACCCCGGAAAGAGCGCAGGATAAAAGTTCATCGCCGGGCACGGTTCCGCCCGGTAGTCGTCAGGCCCGAGTTCGGCGTCAATCGTACTGGCGTTGTAAGTTGCCGAGGTGATTCTGAGCACTGGAAATTCCTGTTGTACTTCATTCGGGGAAGAGGCAAAGACTGTCTTGACAGTGAAGGAGGCCGCCGATTCCATATTCCGGATAGCCGCCACATACTCCCGATCGATATTGTCAATCGAAACCTGCGCCTTGATAGGGTCACTTCCTTCCGGCTGGTCGGGCACCGTGAACTTGAAGGGCAGCGCGTAGTAAACAACCCCATTGTGCCGAGTCCCGTAAACCGGCTCTTTCGTCTCGTCATGAAGCTGGATAAATTCGGTCATGTCCGAAGATACCCGGATCGGCGCGGACAATGACGGATGCGTGATTTCCAAAAGAAAAATATACGGATCGGCACTGTCGTTAGCCGTAGCCCATTTCCTGAACTCACTACTTGTTACGACTGACATAAGGCCATATCTCCAAGGTCATGGTGACATACCAGTGCCGTGCGCCAACGGGGGCAAACTGGATCTCCGAATCGCCTTTTACCCGCACATAGCGGTACACATCGGCTGTCGGGTCGGGCCACCAGAAGGACCTCCCGGCGTTGCCGTCAAGAAAATCCTTCATCGTGGCCTTCTGTTCCCATTTCAGAAGATACTTGACTGAGCGGGACTCTGTGCCCGCGCTCGACCGCCTACGCTGACGCTTCGGGCCAGCGTCCATATCAGTCACGATGACGTCATAGTCCGGAGTCTCGCCATAACTATCCACAAGCGGCCTCTGTGGAAGCGAGACGGGCCATGTGATTTCGGAATATGCCATCAGCGCCCCCTCACCACAGGCTTGACGCCGTACCGCCCCCGTATCGTCTGGTCGAGGACTCCCCCACGGGCAATGTCAGACGCCATCTCACGCTTGAGCATGACCACAACGTCAATGCCACCCTGCGCGTTACGCTGTTGCTGGACTTCGGCGGTGGCGTCGGTGCCCGTCTGGTTGATGACTTTGATGTTGATTTGCGGAGACGTCCCTACTCCTTCCGCCCGGACGCCCAGATTGCCGCCGGAAGTCCGCACAAGCGGCATGACGGCTTCCGGCCCGGCCTCGCCCATGATTCCGCCACGGGCGAAAGGAGTAAGTCTATCAAAACCGAACAGCGTGGGTTCGCTGACAATACTGTTGGAATACGAGGAGATGCCCGCACCGGACAGGATATTCCCATGTGCGCTCGGGGTAGCCCCTGCAACGATGGAGTCAGCAAGATTATTGAACTTGATGTTCGTAGACCAATCAGAAAACAGGTTACTCAGTCCACTACCCAACGCACCAGCCAGAGGCCCGGTGATGTTCGCCCGCACAGTGAGCCGGATCAGGTCGGAAATCATGGAGTTCACCATGTCCGAGAACGATAGCTTCCCGGTAGAAGCGAACGCCACTATCGCGTCTTCCATGCTCGAAAAGGCATTGGTGGTCAGGTTCTCAAAACCTTGCGCGAGGTTGGTAGCCTCTGAAAAATACTCTTGCGTCGCCCGGTACGCCCCGGCCCATGCTTCCCGGCTATTCTGTATTTTCTGGAGCCGCAACCATTCGTCCGCAAGCTCACGGGTGATGCCCACGTTCCGAATCAGGTTGTCTGCCTGTAGCGAAAGAAGCTGGTCCACATATTCCTGAGAACGCCCATAGTTTCCCGACAATTGCGCAAGCTCACGGTAGAAGTCGGCGGCGGCTTGCGCGTCCTTGATCTGGGATTGCAGATTCATAGCTTCGCGGAGTTGGTTCGTTTTCGCCGTCACCTCTGTTTCAGTGAGGCCAAGCCCTTTCAGCCGCGTAGTCCATTCATTGACGGCTTCCACAATCTCGATAGTGCGGAGTTCCTTGGTGTTCCCCTGAGCTTGAAGAAGTTCTTTGTTGAATTCCTTCAACGTGCTGGTCTTGAACGCGGTTTCGTAATCCGTCTTGAGCTTTTTGATTTCATCGCCGGAAAGTTTCGCCTTAGCCCCTACGGATTCGATTTCTCGGATAGTCTTGGAAAGATCAGTATTGGCCTTTACGTCAGTACCATTCAGACGGTCTATTTCTTCCCGAAGCTGCTGCACCTTTTCCTTGGCATTATCGATTTCAGAAGTGCCCTTAGTGGATGTCTTGAGCTTGGGGGTTTTCAGGTTGCTAATAATTTTTTGTAGTTTTTTAGCATCATCAGGATTAATGCCTTCAAAATTTCCCTTTAACGCATTCTGAATTTGTTCAGTATTTAAATTCTTTACAGAGCTTTTAATAAAAGACGCAGCTGAACGCATCTCAGTTGGTAGACGATTCGTAAAGGCTATAAATTCACTTTGTTTAAGTGCTTCATCAATACCAGAAAGACTTAACAAAGAAGCTTTTGTTACCTGAGAAGCATTTGAGGCTTGATTGAGGCTATTTGTAAGATTTTTTATATTATTAGTTGCATTTTGTATGGTTATTGATGCTGCATCATAGTTTTTTAACGTATTTAATACTTCTTGTGCAAATTTAGCGGCATCTTCGGATGTTGAACCAAGAAAACTGATCTCCTTTGCCGTTGCGCCGATATCTGCTTTTCCATTTTTAACGTCTTGAAGAAAATTGCTTACGACTCCGCGAATTTTATCAACCGCGCCTATTTCTCCGTTCGTATTAAGATACGATTCCCACGGATTGGCATTAGCCATAAAAGCTAACGCAGTAAGGGAATTTTGCTGATCTCTTTTAGCTTGCTCTTGTGCCAATTTAGCTTGTGTTGCCGAAAGGTTTTTTATATTTGTTTCGGCGTCTCCAGCCTGCTTTGCCTGTTCTTTAAGAGCCTGAGATACCCGCGTGTTTACATCTTTATACCTTTCGGCAATGGCCTCTGATTCGCTTTGGCGTGTAGCGAGATAGGCAACCGCACTAGCCGCAATTGTAAAAGCCGCGCCCCAAGGACCACCAAAAAAACTGAGTACCCCCGCGCCAACAGAGCGAAGTCCAGAGAGGGCTTTAGAGGCTGCCAATGTGCTAGAAACCAAAACTCCAGATTTAGCTTGGAGTTGAGCGATAGCGGCATTTGCTCCAGCTATCTGCTCTTTGTATCCTTCCACGGTAGCAAGCATCTGTTGCCGTAGCTGTGGAGCGGCATAAGAAAAATTAGGGCCAAAACCTTTTTTGCTGGAAACATAGCTAGACAGAGCCTGTTGTGCGGCCTGTAATTCTAGTTGCTTGTTTTGAATGGCAGATTGTTTTGCAGTAGCGATTTCTTGGGTTAAGGCTATAGACCTTTCCCTAATAGATTGAGTGTCAGCCTGACGTACAGCCCTCAACGCAATAAGGCCAGCAACAACAGAAGCGGTCGCAGCTTGGAGGGAATGAAGGTTTTCCGTAGTGAACGTGAGCCCGTTATTGAACAGATCTAAAGCTTTAGCAGCGACGCCTCCGAAAGATTCACCAATTTCCGTGGCAAGGTTGGAAAGTAAACTTTGCGTTGTAGAGGTAAGGCCATTGATGGTTTTGGTATATCTCCCAAAGGCAGAAGCTAGCGTCCCGGATCGATTTTCCAATCCAGTTAGAGCCTTTTGGTATTCTGAAGCCAGATCGATAAGATTCTTTGCGGCTATCTGCGCCTCTTGAGAACCAAACAACGAAGATATAGAAGTTCCCGTTTTTTCTGCTTGCTTAGAAATGGTTTGCAAGGCTTTGAGAATATCTCCACCGCTGGACTGCAAAAGCTCCTGAAAATTTTCTTTTCCAAGATCGGATAACACTCTCTTGAGGTTTTCGCTTTCCTTGGTGGTTTCAAGAAAAAGGGCCTTAACTTGGGTAGAAGCTGTAGCGGTGCTTCCTGCCGTCTGAGTAATGATGGAAAGGGAAGCTCCAAGGCTATTGAGGTTAACCCCGGCAATACGGGAAACACTGGAAAGCTCCCCGATATACGGTACAAGTTCCTGAACGGAAGTTTTCCCATATCGTTCAATCGCAAAAAGAGTATCTGCCGCGTCCGTAGCACCCTTCAATTGCCCCGTATACCCTGTCATGAGCGAAGTCAGAGCTTTAATCGTGTCGGCCTGACTAACCCCCGATGCCTTTGCAGCTTTAGAAGACGTCTCAAGAACATCAAGAGACTTCGCGGTATCGGTGACGCCCGCAGAAAGGACTTGATAGTATCCAGTCGCAAGCTCAGTATATGACCCTAAAGAGGAGTCGATAGAACGCAAATTTTTGTCTACCGAAGCGAGAGATTGATCTGAAACCTTCCCAATGTTTACGAGTGCGGTTTCATAGTCGGCATATCCTTTGATTGACTGGCGCAAAAATTCTTCAAGGCCAATCGCGGAAAGAGCCGTCAATGCTGTTTTTTTGAGAGAAACAAGAGAACCATTCAACCCAGAGACAGCATTTTGTGCTTGCTGCATGGAAGTAGATAGAGCACGTTCGGCGTTAGTGGCTTCACGTGGTACTATCTTGAGAAATTTGTTTGTCTCTTTGAGGGATTCGGTTACTCCATGAATCGAATTTTGAGCCTCTTTCGATTTCTTTTGGACTTCCGAAATATTGAAACGAAGAGTAAAGCCTGCCATCTTTTCTACCCCCGGATGAATGCCTATGAGCAAACATCACTGGAGGGGAAAAAGCGAGGCAATGTTGGTATAAAATAAAAAACAAAGCCCCCTCCGCACGTTACAATACAGAGGGGGCTTTGTTAAATAATTTTTAAACTGACGATGCCATTTTTAAAGAAACTAATTTTTTTTGTAATTCATCCAATTTAAGAACTAATTGAGGAAATAAAGATTTTTCCTCAGTATCATTAATATGTTTTATGGCAGTTCCCACACATGATATGATTAACATTCCATTACCACGAGTGGCCTCTGTTACCGTCAAAGTTACTCCTGATAAAGCATTTCCTCCTTTTTTTAAGGATTCCATTTTGGCAACATTAATCGCCCTAGCCTCACCTGTACGGATTTTTTCAAAATAGGCTACAGATTCTTGTCCAAACAAATCAGTAAAGGCAGAAGCTATTTCTGTAAATGGGCCTGTCCCAATAACAGAATACCCTGAAACCATTCCCTTAATTTCAAATTTCCAATCTTCTGGGGGAGGCGTTGTGAAAACTTGTATTTTTTCTAATTCTTCTTCTGTAACAGATTTTAATTTTGTCTTTAATTCTTCAATATTAGCCTCTATATCGTTTTCTACTTCTGCACGTTTCTTTACAAAGCATTGCAGACAATAATCATCAACATTTTTTCCTAATTGTTTGAGAGCTTGTACGGCAGAATCACTAGGTCTGTCAGCTTTAAATAATCCAGTGAATTTATTACCACATACACAGCATTTCTCTGCATCAGACATAAATTTCCCCCTTTTTCCCACACCCTCCACATTTTCCGGCGTATGTCAACCGCTATTGAGCGCACGATGAACAACCTGTTGACTTTCTAACTCCGGTATGGTTCGGAATCGGCAGGAGGAGTTATGAAAAAACTTTTATTGACGCTGGTTGTGGCGGGGATGTGTTTCGGGATGGTCGGGTGTTCCACCAAGTCAAGCCTTGAAGGACTCAGCCCGACCATGAAAGTTGCACAAACTGCTAAGTTTGAATCAGGCGAAGTCACGGATAAATCTGGATTTGTGTTTGGAGAGAAGGACGACAAAATCGTACTTACTGACGCAATGAAATCTTCTCTCACCGCTGCACTCGCCACAGAGGATTTGGCAGGGAATGATTACGTTATCAAAACAACCATTCTGCAATACTCCCCCGGCAACGCTTTTGCCCGCTGGATGCTTCCCGGTGCAGGAGCTACCAAGCTCGTTACCGAAAGCGAAATCTACACCCCGGAAGGCGTACTTGTGGCTAAAATCCCTGTGAATCGCAGTATCGCCGCTGGCGGGGGATACACCATCGGGGCATGGAAGACTGTTTTTGATGACGTGGCGCAGGAGATTGTAAAAGTCCTCAAAGAGCAATTACTTGGTATAAAGAAAGCAAAGGCTAGCGTTACTGAATAACACAATAAAGGCGACTTCTGACGGAGTCGCCTTTATTGATCCTATTTTTTTATTACCTGAATAACTTCTACAGGTAGCCCTATCTTTTTAATGATATTTATATAAGTATATTTTTGACTTTCTCTTAATTTGTCGGTGGTTTTCACTTCAATAAGCCGTAATTTTTCTCCATCATACGCAAAGATATCGGGCCATCCTACAGAATTGTTAATTGGGTCTTTTAGTACGGCATCAAGTATTTTAGAAAAAGTTTTTTGAGGTATCGCTGTTATTAACGCGTTTATATCTTCTACCGTAATCCCTGGAAACCATTTCTGAACAGTACTATCAGCATAAATTTCCTTCCATTTTTCTAATAAAATATCACGAGAACAAGTATTTATTAGGTTCGCCAGTTTTTCCTTGTCCAAACCATACATACCAATTTGAGCGGAAAATGTTCGTGCCCGATAGTTTTCCTCAAAAAGATTTTTTGAGCTTTCCTCAAGATAGGGAAGGCATCCTGCCTGCATAATTTGCATCAATGGATGAAGCTCGTAAAATGTCCCTTGGAACCCCTTTTTCCGCAAGGTATGCATTACCGCTTCTTCAACTTTCTTAATTTGGAGTACTTTATCGAAATCGTATTTTTTGCTATTATCATCCCATTTTAAAGATATTTTACTAAAATGAATGCCAAGTAGAGAACATTGCTCTTGTAACGTCAGGGTGAAAAAAGATCTATCGATATTTATTTTCGAAGTTTTAGGACGTGGAGAAGGTTTATTTTGAGGTTTGTTTTTTTGTTTTTCAAGAAGTTCTTGTGCTCTAATAACTCTTTCATCCATTTTTTTTCTTATCCCGCATGTTCCGGGGCGACCATATACATTTGATTTAGTGTATATTTCCTCAACTTCTTTAATAATTTCAATATATCTCTTACATATTTCTACTTCAAGAGCATAATTTCTTGTCTTTCTAGCAAGTATAGCTATTCTTTCATAAGGTTTTTCAAAAGAACTTGTAGACCAAGGTACAGAGCAAGTATTCATAAAATTTTTTTCTATCTCTGCACATTTATCTAAAAATGAATTCATTTCATATTGTGTTTTTTCATCAACTGAAGAATAATCAATATTTATATAATCCCTTAATGGAGTTTTATATTTTATCAATGCTCTCATTTCGTGAGTATTTTTCGGTTCTTTAACAACAGATGGAAGCTCATCGATATTAAGGCCCAATTCTCTGAATGTTTTCATCCGAATATGTCCACATTGCGGGCACTTGTCGAATGTACCACCCTTTTTTAGCGGTATAGAATGTCCGCATTCTTCACAAACAACACTTTCTTTTATAGAAGACATACCATCTAGCCGTGAAATTTCTTTGACTTTTTCGTTGCCATTGCTAAATATCTTTTTTAGTAATTTTCCGATCATAATCATTCCTCCACAACCTTCCTCGCTGGCACAAGTCTAAAAGTCAAGTCTGTATTCATCACTCAATCAACGCACCTTGACATTCCCCCGTTTCTGTGGCGTTGTATCCCCACGGTGCTTCAAAACACCTCTGTGAGCGGAATGCCAATCCCCGAAAGTATGGCTTTTTTTGTCTGTCAAGATAGAAAAAGCTAAGGATGTGGCGTATAAAACGACCATTAAAGGTCGGGAGTGGGCTAATACAATACCCGTAAGGGGAATATGCCCGCCGTCTCACAGCGGTTTTGAGCTCCCGACCTTTTTTATTTCTGGAAGGTCAATCAAAAAAACTGTGAGGTTCACTATGTCTCAGTCCCTTTGCTTTCAGTCGGTCGAGTTCGACGTAATCCCTCAAAATTCGCAGCCTTGGGTAAGGGGGTACCAAATTGGTACGGCCCTTGGATACGGTGAAAACGCTGATGTTTCCATCCGTAAGCTCTATACCCGCCACGCCGACGAATTTACTCCTGCCATGACCGCCGTGGTCACTCTCCCAACAGAGGGCGGCCCGCAGGAAACCCGCATCTTCTCCCTTCGCGGCTGCCACCTTCTCGCCATGTTCGCCCGTACCCCCGTCGCTAAGGCGTTCCGCCGTTGGGTACTGGACGTCATAGAGCAGTACGGCGACAGGGTACCCGTTGCCCACCCCGTGACGCTCAATGAAGCCCCGATCTCCCCGGAACAGCGCGCCGAACTCAAGCTGATTGTGGACTCCAAGGCCGGGATGGTGCCCAAGGCCGTACAGCGTCGGGCATACAAGGAAATTTGGACACGGTTCAACCGCCACTTCCATATCGCCGAATACAAGCAGCTCCCCTGCTCTCGCATGGATGAGGCCCGGGATTTCCTGCTCTCCATGCAGGTCAATGCGGGGAAGATAGAGGCATTGTCTCAAGCCGCCCTCCCTTCCCCGTGTGCAGCGCATCCGGTGATAGACGAAAAGCCTTTCTTGGAGTTCATCGAAGAGATTCAGGCGGCGCATGAAGAGGTAGACCGCATTCTTTCGCGTCTGCATCACAGCGTGTTCACCTTAAGTTGGAAGGTAGCGGAAGCCCTCGAACAGCGGGCGGACATCCGACTGTACCTTGTTCCGGATATGCTGTCTGAGAACACATTGCGCGGGTACCTGCACCAGAGCGTGTACCATGACGTCAAGAAGGCACTCACCGCTCCGGGACGACAGCTTGAGCAGTACAGCAATCCCGGATACTCGTTGCTTGGTATCGTCAGGCAGTTGAACGGGAATGGGAGGGCTTAGGCATGGAACGCACCTACGTCACAACCTCTCTCGAAGTAGCCCGAGTCGCAAACCGCAAGCATGGGCAGGTGCTCAGGGACATCGAACGTCTTCGCGTGATCCTTCCCGACACGAAAGCCCCGGAATTTAAAGCCGCCCGGCGTACCGATGCCAAGGGTAACTCCCTGCGCTACTACAATCTAACGTCCTACGCGCTGGCCTTGCTCGACGTGGGACAGGGAAAGTCCGCACTCCGGTGGAAGGGGGACAGATTGCAATCCGCCCCATTTCAGATAAACTCCATGCAGACGGAGGATTCTTCCCATGTTGCTGTTTGACGATGGAAAAAGGCTTGAAAAGGCCATAGGTGAAGAAGCAGCCCGCGCTATCATAGAACCGCTGGAAAAATATGACGAAAACCAGAAGAACGCGGTTGCTACCAAAGGCGATCTGCACGAAACTGAATTGCGCATTCAGAAAGAAATGAAGGAAATGGAACTCCGCCTGCTCAAGTGGCAGATCGGCGGGTGGGTAGCCCTCGCCGCTATTATGGCTAAGGGCTTCGGCTGGCTTGGCTTTTAAGGAGTTTCCGCATGGATATGCTGGAATCTAGATTGATGGTGTACTGTCCAACAGGATTATCCCTTGACAGTAGACAAAAACGAGCATAGGTAAAAGACATAAATTAACCGCCACGCATTGGGGAGTTTGAAAAAATTCAACAAAGCGTGGCTCTTTTTTTGTAAAATAGGAAATCTAATGGAAACACCCGAACGCGCCGTATTTTTATTTGATGGCCCTAATTTTTATAAGAATCTTAAAAAAGCCAACCTATCAAAAGGGCATTTGGATTTTTGGGCTTTTGCGCGTAACCTTTCCGGGCCGCGAACCCTGTTGGATGTGATGTTCTTTACATCCCCTACGGATAGCCTTCATGATGCCGAAAATTACATAAAGCAGCAAAAATTCTTTGCAGCGATTCAACAGTCCGGGGTTATACTCAGGCTTGGCAAGCTTGTGCACAGAAAAAACAAATGCCCCATCTGTAAAAAAGATTTTTCCTTCAAGACTGAAAAATCTGTAGACGTGCAAATCGCTATAGAAATCGTGTTAGGTGCGGCAGAAGATAAATGGGATGTCCTGTATCTTGCCTCATGTGATTCAGATCTCATTCCTGCTATTGAGTATGTGCGCTCTAAGGGGAAAAAAGTTTTTCTGATGCTTCCAGATGGAGCACCATGTTATAGCGTAGGAAATGCTTGTGATAGCACCATACGAATCACGCAAGATACACTAGACGCTGCACAAGTGAGTTTCAATTAGGCAAAGGCGGTCATCACGACCGCCTTCTTTTTTGCATTTTATTTCGTTAGTGCAAGCATAACACGCTTAAATATAATGAAATAATCTATTTTATTGGAATTTCGCGGCCGATACGGATTGAACGCCGCTGGCCCGGCTTCACGCCTTGAAATCTAAGGATATTCTCCGTTTTTTCTATGATCGCTAGCCCACGGAGAGGTGGCTTTTCGGGGCCGCCTTTTCTCATACCCTGTCACAAGCAATGTTCCATGCGCAACATGCGTATTTTTTCTTGACTTTGTTGCGCATGTTGCGTATAAAAACGACATGAACAGCAGGGAAGTTCTCAAAAGGCTGGAGAAAGAAGGGTTCGTCCGAGTGAGCCAAAGGGGAAGCCATATGAAACTAAGGCATGAGGACGGGAGAGTCGTTATAGTGCCACACCCCAAAAAAGACTTGCCTCCGGGAACCCTGCACAACATTGAGGAACAATCCAAAATCAAGTTCTAACCGGGAGGGGCTTCGGCCCCTCAGTCGAGGTTATCATGAAATATATTGCTATTATTCACAAAGATCCAGAATCTGCCTATGGCGTCACTCTGCCTGATTTTCCGGGATGTTTCAGTGGTGCAGATACCTTGGACGAGATTCCCGGCAATATTCAGGAAGCCGTCGAACTGTGGGCGGAAGGTGAAGATATAACCCCTCCCGTTCCTTCTTCCTTTGAGTCCGTGGCTCAACTGGATAGTGCAAAGGGCGGTATGCTTATGCTGGTGGACGTAAACTTTGACTTCCTTGACCAGAATATCGTTCCGGTCAACATTTCCATGCCCGTCTACATGCGAAACCTCATTGACCGAGAAGCAAAAGCGCGAGGACTCACCCGTTCAGCCTTTCTCGTCAAGGCCGCACAAGCCTACGCATAACACAAGCAAGCCAAAGAGCAAAAGGCGGTTCATGTGAGCCGCCTTTTTTCGTTGACACAAGCCTGCCTCTATGCGCAATTACCCATAGGGAGGCTCAAATGGAAAACTTTATCCACCACAAAAAAATAGCATATTTACTCAATAAGATAGATTCATACCTTGGGTATCATATCCAAGCTATCCCCATGCATCCGCTTGAATCAGCATACAGGCAATGCGGGGTACAACTCGTAGATGGTAAATGGACATTCCAGTATGTTCCCGGAGATATTCCATCTCAAGATATCATATGCCACGAGCTTATGCATATTGTTCTGTCCATACAAGGATGGCCCGTCATTGCGGCTAGGACGGGTCTACCATCTCCAGTCCATACCGTTCTTGGACTTCTTGCTCCGATAGGGGAACATACCTGTATCTATGGCATGGTATCGGCGCTAGGGTACAATCCCATCCCCAATGATGCAGGTTCAACCCCCAAGGATCTGATTCACTCAATGATAGGGCAACAGCTTGTTGCCGCATTCGCTCCTGTACAGCGTCCCTATGCAGGTGCGATTTTTCTTTGCGAGGCATTACTTTCTCCTCATTCTGAAGAAGATTTTGACAACATCATTCTGTCCGCGCAAAAATGGATGCCTGAATCATACTTGATGGCTATGCGCATGGCTTCAATATACAAAAACAATTTTCCAATAACGCCTGACAACCATATTTCCACATTACGCGAGGCTATGGGTGTTGTGGCCCTGCCTGAAGACATTGTAGCGCCAATCTATCCCCAAAAGATTGGCCAGAACTTTTTTGATAAAATCATGAATAATATTTGATTCTACCCTGTTATTACCATGAAAGCCCCAACCGTGGGAGGGCAAGACGGTTAGGGCTTTCGCATGGGGGGAGGTGGAAATTTAGGCGGCTACGGGCGTATTGTCAGAGAGAAATTTTTTGACGAAGTAGAGTTGCCCCTTGCCTGTGACCTTTGTGGTAAATCGCGTTCGCGTGGAGCCGTCAGGGTTATGAACGAGGTATTCCTTAACCTCAAACAGCCCCATCTCCATACTTCTCTGCGTTGGCGTATTCTTTCGGCTGCCGGACTGGATGAGGAAGCCTTTCTCGCGGAGATAGACAAAAAGGCGATTCTGTCCGATCTTCACGCCATTTTGTACCAGAAGCTTTGCCAAGTCCCCAATCAGGATGGACGAACGGGAAGCCGCAACGGAATCGGCAAAAAGGACTTTCGGCGCGTCTTGTTCGACCTTGGCGGCGAGGGCGGCACTTTTGGCACGCTCCTCTTTCAGTGAGGTAAGCAGCTTGATAGCCGTATCGGGGTCAGCAAGCATAGCTTCGATGGTTTGAGGAGTGGCGTACAGTCCGCGCTTGCGGATGGAGGGGATGACATCATGAGTCACCCACCGTTTGAACGCCTTGGCTTCCGGCTTGCGGGAACGGAGGATGAGGGAATACAGGCCTGGTTCGGATACGACGAGCATTTGCTGTTCTCCTCCGGGGGTACGAATACTGTTCGTACCCTTTTCGTCGTCATCCAAAAGGGAAATGGTTTTGCTCACATCAGTAAGTTCCAGACACTCGCACACGTCCTTAGCCACAAACCACGGCTGGCCATCGCGCTCGACAATCCGAACCTTCCCAAACTCAGCCTTCTCGAAAATCTGCATTTCGGACATACACAATCTCACTGCTAAATGTGGATGTGCCCGCGTCGCTAATGTGTAGCAGAGAAAAACCACATCAGCGACCGGACACCGGATATCGAGATAGAGTCAACGCGGCTGGAGAGGAAAAAACCAGAAGATGCTGGTACGAAAGTTTGCGTCTTCCGAAAAAAGAAAGGCTCCATTCAGGAGCCTGATTTCTCATATACCCTATCAAGGGCTTGTACCATTACCTCGCTTAATTCCGGGCATATCCCGCAGCATTCGCCTTTTTCCGTTCCAAAATGCAGCATAAAAAGATGACACCATGCTGGTCGGGGTGCGTCTTCGGGTAAGGGGAAATCGTGAGGTAATGCGGCGTCGATGGAAAGAAGCACCTCAACAAGCTTTCTCTCGTCTTGCGTCATGCCGCCCCCATTGGCCTGATACCTTCCCTGCATCCGTCTGTCGGCCTTGTCTTCATCTCAGGCCACCTCTTTCTTGAACATATCCCCGCGTCATTGTTCCTAGATTCCTGACTTTTTCCCGGAATCCACAGGGCGCAAAGAGCACATAACAGATACGGGCGATTCAAGACGTTGGGGGATACAGAATCATCCGGCGTCGGCATTGTTTTTGACCTTTTTCTTTGCAGAACGCCGTATTGCCTTTTGGGAAGAGAGGGATTGTACCGATGCCCTCTTTGCTTTTTCATCGCCCAACGCGGTTTGCTGTGCGGTCTTTACAAAAGGGGGAACCAGTATAGGAACTCTACGCATCAAAAAAAATGATTGTAGCATATCGAATATCCTTGAGAACCCCGGAGGATGTGAACCCTCCGGGGTGTTGGTTCATCGTCTCGCTTCTTCCGTTGCTACGACGATGGCAAGCAACTTGGTAGCTACCCTTTCCAGAGCGTCAACCGAAGGGACACGACCACGCATCTTGTAGGCCATGAACATAGGCGCGCCTTCTTGGATGACCTGATTAAGGACACCCCGTGAACTCGGTTCACGGTCAAGAATACGTTCTACATCCTGCTCTATGCGCCGAAAGACGCGGTCGACGGTGGTTTCTTCGCTCATTCCCCTTCCTCCTGATGGTTTTCCTGTCCGTTGGGTTCAGAAATCCGCATCTCAGATTGAGGGACCGTTTCCGTTTCTTCCTGCTCCTGTGGGGGCTGGAACAGTTCGCTTGCCCACGTGTCACGGGGACGTTCCGCCTGTGCGTCTGCCGAAACCTGACCAAAGAGGGAATCGACAAAGCATTGAGCGGGATCTGTAGTGACGTGTTTTGGCGTAGCAGCGTAGCAAATCATGTCTCCCGGCTTGAGCAAATCCAAGGGGATAGGCTTATCCGAGAGCCGGAAGAAGAGATACTGCCGGGCCGGGGTTGTTGTCCCCGGTTTGGCGGGCTGTTCCATCAAGACCCATGTGAAGATCATCTTGCCTTTTCCCGTGATATTCACGGATTGGACGTTCCGACCTATGGGCCTCATGCTGGTCACATTGGGCTCAACGGAATACCGGGGATCTGTATCCGCAGGGAGCCCGGGAATGTACACGAGCGAATACGACATTGCATCGTCAGAGAAACGCGCTGGAAGGGGTAACTTATTGCTCATATTTACACCTTTACCTTTTCAGGAAGGTCTTGCATTTCAGAGAGTTTCATCAGATGGGCGCGGGCCTGAGCCGCCGCAGAAGCGACGTGCCCAAGTTCCTTGATGGCATCGCAGATGGACATGGAGCCGTTTTTGAAGCCTTCTACGGCCTTCTTCGCTTCCCCGTATTCCATTTCAACGATGCCCCAATATTCGCCCTTCGCTAGATAAGGCGGCCATGTCGGGGGTGGGTTATCCACGGTATGCTGTTCAAAAATCAGCGTTTCCCGTAGATAATCACCGCCGCTCCGAGATCCTTGGTCAGGTTCTTCAAGGTCTTCTTGATGTCCTTGAGCCTCATCTAGTCATAGCCGTCGCCGTCATCCCCGTATTCATCCATCATACGGCGGTGACGTTCGCGACGGCGTTCGCGTTCTTCATCTTCAAAGTACGGCTCCCGGCGCTCGTCGTAACCGTAGCGATCCCAGTCGTCTTCGCGGTAATGGCGATTTTCGTAGTCGTCACCGAACTCATAACGGCCCATGCCGTCATTGTATTCCCGGCGGCTGCGACGGCGGCGGAACTCCCCGTAACGGTTGCGCGGGGGAAGGCGGCGCGCTTCATAGCGGCCCCCGCCATACTCGCCACCGTGGGAAGAACGGCTCCCGCTACGGCTGTAGCCGTCACCACGTTCCGAACCCATCATATAGCGCATAGCCATAGGTCACCCCCCTTTAGGCCGCAGCCGTAGCAGTGCCGGAAGTGGGACGCGGGATAACCGCCATGTGCCCGATGATGTTCAGGGTGTTCTGCTGCATTTCGGTACGGAGCTGAGAGCCCAACGCGGAAATGGCGGCGGTCGTGAAGTTCTGGTTCTTCAGGCTGGAATTTTCGCTCTTGAGATCGCAGATTTGCGTCAGGAGACGTTCACGGTCGAGCTGAGACACGAGAGCGCGAGTAGCCGAACCTTCCGCTGCAATGGTGCGTTGGGTCGTGCAGCAACACGAATCGATGGCGTTGGTCAGCTGATTGGTGGACTGGCAATTCTGGAGAGCGGCGTCTTTGGAGCTGACCAGCACGGCGGTATTCAGACCGTTGAAGCCCTGACACAGGGATTGCTGAATCCCCTGATCACCCGTCATGATGGCGGTGTTCAGGCCCGCAAAGCCCTGTGTGGTGGCGTTCATCAGGCTGGCGGTGTTGGCATTGTCAGCCGCAACCACGCCAGAGAATCCCTGACACATCGCCATATTGGTCGTGTTCTGGCCTTGAAGTGACTGGAGGCCAAGGCTGTTGACGCTGGCCTGAAGGCCCGTCAAAGCGTCAAGTTCCGCAGTAGAACCACACCCACCAGCACCGCCAGCAATGACCACCGAGGGGGCGGAGGGGGCGGAACCACAGCAACCGCCGTTCCCGCCGCCATTGCCGAAGCCACCGCCCCAACCGTTGCCCCACCAAGAACCGATCAATGCGCCAGCGAACGCGCCTACCGCATCACCCCAACCTCCGCCATTGTAGCCGTTCCCGTCGCCATTGACGGAAAAAGTAGGAACGAGACCGTCCATACCCATAAGAAACCTCCAAAAGTTTTTGCCCGGCGGGATGCCGGAACTTCTGGAGGCATGATGATTCAACTATGGATAATTACTTACCTATCCATAGTACATGGATAGGTGTTTCTGTAAGAATAAGACGGGCTGTCCTGAACTCTGGTCAACTTTCCTTCCGGGGTATCAAGCACAAAACGAGCCCCGCAGGTTCGACATATCCATATCGAACGCCGTGGGGCTTCAAGATAATGCCCTAGATACGTCTCATCAGGACGAGTTTCGGAACAACGGAGAGAATAGGTGTCGCAAACAGGACAAATCTGGAGGGGACGCGGCATATGATAATCATACCCCTAACCGCACTCCCAAGTTAGACAGGGATCGCGGATACCCTATACGGGGGCCGCGATTCCCGTATAGGGCCGTGATCCGGCGCTGCTACGCCGGGTCGAGGGGGAGCTACCAACTCCCCCTTATTTTTTGGACTTCTTTTTCTCTTCTTTTTCGCGTTTTTTCGCCTGTTCTTCCAGAAACAGCCTGTCCAACAGGGAAATACGCCAAAGAAGTTCTTCTGAATCAGCGAAATGGTCACACTCGGCGCGGAGAGCTTCATACCTGATATGAAGCGGGATTCCCGCCCATGTGTCTATACCCGCACCGTGTTGGCGAAGAAATGCCCACCGTTCCACGGCGATTTCAGAACGTGGGGAAAGCGGTTGAAAACGGGTACAGGATGAACAATCCTGTTTTTCCTTATAAATCCATCGGCATTCGTCACACGTGGGCCGCTCGGCAAATTGCCACGCGGCCCACTCCGTCAGTTTTTTTCTTCTTCCAACCGCCCTTCTCGGGCAATGCGGCGAATGCGGTTCAACTGTGCTTCCATAAATTCATAATCATATTCGCACATTTCCAAAAGCATTTCCTTGGAATACGGGATTGGAGACCCTGAAACATCTTGCAGTCCTTCCCATCCGACAATATGGGCCTCAAGCAGTGCAGGAAGTATCTTGAATGCTGCAATCTGTGCGTCAAAAGCGTATTCAGCCATGACCTTTTTAGCGATTTCGTTCTGCTTTGAGCCAACAATGGGCTTGCAGACAAAATAAGCTGAACCGTCAGCGGTAAGATCGAGCCTGAAAGTACGGGAAGCAAACTTTTTCGTGAGCACAGTAAGAGCCATTAGATGCCCGCCTTGGTAATAGTGATGGTAAAAGAGTCTTCGCCCGTAAGCCCCAAAGCCGTACCCGAACTGTCGAGGGTCAAAACGGCGTCGTCTTCCCCAATGGTAGGCGAAGAAATGCGAACGCGGGGCATGGCAACTTCGATACTGCCATTCTCGTTTCTCGCCTTGAGCTTTACAGAGAGGGTCTTGCCCTCAAGAGCCTGCCCAAACCGTACAGCCTCGGCACGGCGGAAATAGACGCTCATGTCCATCGTGATGGAGCGTTTGTTGTCGGCGCTTTCCCCGGGATATTGATCCCCGATCTCTTCAAGGAATTGTGTCGGAAGGGACGCGGTAAAGGTAGAAGGGCGCATTTTCCCTTCTACATCGTCGATAAGCAAAATGACGCTATTGTTTTCGACCTCTTTACCGATGGAGTCAGCCGCAGGAAGCCACGGACCAATCTCTTCACCAGCAACCCACTCCGCAGGGGCACTATCAAGGACGATAGTATCCGTAGCCGTATCAATGGCGGTGATTTGGTACTCTGTTCCGTCTTGTTTGGTTCTGTTGGTGATATAGCCCCCGATGGAAAAAGCCATCGATTGGCCTGTTTCAAGCTTGACGGTAGCGGAAGTAGGGGCTTCCGCCAGTTCCCCAACGCCAACAATCCCCGCCCTTCTTCCACGACCGGAGAAAGTAAAGATGGTCAATCCGTCACGGTCTACGGCCCATTCCAAGGACTCCACGGTACAGCCGCTCATAAACTGTACGGTTTCGTCATTCTGAAGCCAGAGGGAAAGCGTGGGGCGGCAGGTATCCAATTTATAGGCGCGCTTGCCGGATACCGAAGTATCAAGCTTGCCAAGTGCCGCATGAAACATTGCGTCGCCCTGTGGTGCTCCGGCATTGGCAGCAAGCCGCGCCACCATCGGTAAAGACCAATCGCCGGGCGGCATGGCGTCTCTGGACTGGCTCACTACGTCAAGCGTATTGGAGAGTTCGGGGGAATCGGTATAGGTGGGGGCTTGAGAAATGGAACCACGGCCTGCCGGAGCCACAAAACCGGAAGCCGTCGGTTTTTCCAACTCTCCCGGAACCGTCTCAATCATCGCAAACGCCCGTTGGACGTTCGATTTCTGCACAGAGGGGCAGTACTGCGACATCGTTTACTCCTTTGCACCGCCCGAATAGGCGGTATACCACGGAATGGTTGTAGAAATGAGGTAACGTCCCTGATCGGGATCCGTTCCCCTGTTGGCGGTAGAGGGCACATCAAGCCATACGCAACACTCGCCAGTGTAAAAGGGGGTTTCCCTGATGAATTGCCAAAAATAGCTCTCTAGCCCACTGGCAATTCTCCACGCTTCATCAACGTTCATTCCCTGCGGTAGGGATTGCGTGATGATGTACACGCCGTCGCGGATAGCGAGAGAACCGGGGCCACCGAGTTCTTGTGTTGAGGATTCCCCCGGATTGAAACCCGTTATGATATGCAGCTTGGACAAGTCAGGCGTTGATGAGACGTTAAGCCCCAACCAAACGAACGGTGTCGGGGTGCCCGGCAAAAGCTCCTTCATCTGCGCAAGCATGGCGTTGTCAAAAGCTTTCCGTATGAGGTCGAGCCTAATCATGCTTTTCCAAGTTCCTGTTCAAGTTGCCGGGTCATTTCTCTGAGAGTCAACGAAACCATGCCCGCAGGGGCCTGCTTCTTTGACC